GCCGGAATCGTTAAGGGCCCGGTGCTCAGAACAAAAAAAAAGATGAGGTGGGCCGCCCCTGAGGCCAGGCAGCAAGCGTTGGAAAAAGAGGGCCAGGATGCCGGGTTCCAGGGTCCGGAAAACAAAATTGTTGATGTGATCAGCGAGGTGTCTATTGATTTCAACCGGGTTTCTCCGTTTGATATTTACCCTCTGCCCAATGCCAGGACCCCGGAAGACGGGGTAATCGAGAGGCACAGGCTTACCCGGCGGTTTTTGACCAGCCTCATCGGGGTCAAAGGGTACGATGACGATGCTATCCGGATGGTGCTGACTGAGTATGGCCAGTCCGGGCAGTCAACGTGGCTGTCTGTTTCCAACGATCAGACCAGGCAGGACCTGGAAAACAGGCCCAACGAATGGCGGTCCCCGGAAAAAACCATTGATGCGTTGCAGTTTTGGGGTAGTGTCCAGGGACTCAATCTGTTGCAGTACGGCATGGCGCCAGAGCAGATACAAGATCCATGGGCAGACTATGCCGTGGAAGTGTGGCTGATCGGCAACTATGTGATCAAGGCCGAGATCAACGGCGACCCGCTGGGCCGGGTGCCGTATCATTTCGCGTCGTTTCGGAAGAGGAACGGCTCTATCTGGGGCGCAGGGGTGCCGGAGATCATTAAAGACAGCCAGGACGCCTGCAACGCCGCCGCAAGGGCTATGCTCAACAACATGGGCATAGCGTCAGGCCCTCAAGTTATGGTGGATGTGTCCCAGCTGCCCGCTGGCGAAAACATACAATCGCTGCGCCCATGGAAAATCTGGCAGTTTAATTCAATGCCGGCTATGGGATCAGGGGCCAAACGACCGATGGACTTTTTTATGCCGCCGTCCGTCGCCAAGGATCTGATGGAGATTTACCAGCACCACTCGTCTGAGGCGGACAATAAAACAGGGATACCTAAATATTCCTACGGCGGGGGCAGCGAAGGCTCCAGCGGAGCGCTTGGTACTGCGACCGGGTTTTCAATGATGATGGGCAACGCCACCCGGGGGATAAAAAATGTGATCCGGAACATCGACAACGGTATCATTAAACCCAGCATCGAGCGGACACACGAGTTTCAGCTGTTGTTTTTCAGCGATCCCGAATACCACCAGGGCGATGTAAAGGTTATCGCCAGGGGATCAACCGCCATGATTGCGAAAGAGCAAGCAGCGGTCAGGCGAAACGAGCTTCTCCAGATCGTTGTGGGCTCTCCCGCGGTGCTGAACATTGTCGGGCAGGCAGGGCTCGCGTCCATGCTCCGGGAGGTTTTCCAGATGGCCGATTTCAAGGACGAGGACATTGTGCCGGAAAAGCGGGAGATGTTGCAGCGTGAAAAGCAGGAGCAGATGGCGTTGCAACAACAGCAGGCGTTGCTTGAGAAAAAAGACGAGATGGACCAGGAGACGGACCCGGCTGGGAATGTGGCTGGGGGTCGGGATGCGAGGACGGTTTAGAATAGGAAAAGGAGATACTAAATGAAAGTCACCATCCCAGATCCATGCCCTTTAAATCAACAGACCTTTGAGGATGGCGGCCAGAGATGGTTTGTCTCCCGACTCACAGAAAAGGCTAAAGACCTGCCGGTTCAAGAAATGCCGATCACGGCTCTGAATATCTACAACCTGTTCCCCAAGGTAAACAGTATGCGGAATTTTGTAGGGCATATCCGCAAGGTGCAGGAGGCTGATTTATCATATCCGATCATCCTGGATGATGAGGGATATTGCATGGATGGGCGGCACCGCATCGCCAAAGCCCTGCTTGAGGGGCGGGAAACTATTAAATTTGTCCGTTTTGAGGTGACGCCTGGGCCGGATTACGTGGAAAAGGAGCGTTAATGTCCAAAATAAGCAGACGCGAGTTTATCAAGATAATGACAGCTGCAACATTGGTTGCGTCTATTTCACCCGCCGCCCTTGTGGAAGGGTCCAGCCCGAAGAGCATCGAGCTGGTGTTTAAAGAAATCGAGGTCGCTTCTGACTTAATGACTGTAACGACTGGCGGGGAGTATGTTAGGGGGGCCTTTTGCATTAAAGGAAACGAGCAAGAATCATCATTTTTTGTCAGCAGGGTGTTGTCTATTGAAGATTTGGTTTCGGACATTCACAAAAGAAAGAGATTTTGTCGCGACATAGAAGCGGCAATGAAAAGCCACATATCCAGAAAAAAAGGCATTCCCGTAGAAGATGTTTTCTTGGATTTCAATCTGGAAGAAATACTTATTTCTGGAGATAAAAATGACTAAATTCCACCAAGACACTACGCTTGGCGACGTGGCCGAGATGGACCAGGGAAATTTCGCCCACGTCAATAACACGGAAACCAAAACCTATAAATTCCCGACAGCCCAGGTTGCCGGCAGGTTCATGGCCCAATGCTATGATAAAGCCCTGCGAAAACTGGGGGTTAAGGTTCGGCCCGGCATGGACGCCGCCCGGATAGACCGGCTTATGGTGTCCAGGGGGGTGAGGCTGGAGCACAGAGAATATCCACCTGACGAGGAGAATTATGTGTCAGGGTTCTACTTTTACCGGGTATCAGAGGACGATATCAACGCTACCCGGGAGCTGGCTTATTTTGTGTCCAACCCGTTCCGGCACGAAGGGCGTATCACCTCCCTTCATGAGGCGTTTTATGTCCGAACCAACGTCCAGGGGGTTGTGTAATGCTGTCTGAGATAACGAAACAAGAGCGGGACAAAATCACAGAGGCGGCCAGAGACGCGTTGCTCCGGCTGCCATTTCACCAGGACTTTAATACCCTTCAAGATTTTCTGCGGATCTATCTTGACGACACCCGTCGCAGAGGAGACGTCATGGTTGGGCACGAAAAAGAGTGGAACCAGGGCTGGTGCCAAGCCCTCCAGTTTGTCCTTGACCTGCCGGAACAGGTGCATGCCTCACGAAAGCAGTAAGGCTTTTTTCCACATATACATATATAGACCGGCAAGGTAGAGCCGCCTCTACTGGTTATTTCATAATGGTCTCATCATTGGACACCGCATTAAGCGATCCAACGCCCGTTTAACAGCAGCGACACCCCGACAGGGATCGCAGAAAGGACAACGATGAGATTACCATCCGCAGTGCAGGCGGCAGCGGAAAAATCCGACGCCCTTGCCAAACAACTCACAGAAGGAAAATCCCAGCCTGAGCCGGGGACGACTCCGTTACCGGAAAACGGAATCCCTGCGGCAGAAGAACGGGACACTTTGCCAGCAGGAGTTGATCAGACCGCGACAGACCAGCACAAGGACCCTGAAGGCAAGCCCAAGGACAAAGAGAGCGAAGAGACCTACAAGCAGCGGTATTTGTCGCTGAAAGGCCGATTCGACTCTGAAATGCCACGGCTGCAACAGGACAACCATCGCATGCAAGGCCTTGTCGCAGACCTGGAACGCCAGGTCGAGCAGTTATCCACTGTTGCCAACCAATCAACCCAAAATCAATCCGGTGATGCCACCGGTCCAAAGATAGACAAAGAGGCGTTCGAGGAATACGGGCCCGAGTTCAAGGGGCTTATCGAGACGGTCGAATCCCTACAGGCAGAAAACAGTCAGCTGAAAACAAAGTTGACCGACCTGTCCGGGGATATCACAAGCGAGCGTCAACGGCAGAACGAAAGCTCTTATCAGGCGTATATGAGCAGGGTTAAGGCCCATGTCTCATCCCTGGGAAGAGAGTTTGATGCCATCAATTCCGATCAGGCGTTTTTGAACTGGCTGAGACAATTCCCAGAGGGAGAGTCTGAGGCCAGGTTCGCAAAGCTGAAACGCGCGGAGGCCAATCAGGACCTGGAAGCCACCAAGGAGATTTTTACAGAATATTTAGGCAGTCCTCCTAAAAGCACCCCCCAAAAAAAGGAGACGCCGAATATCCAGCCCAACCCCACCAACCCCGGCTCTGATACGAACCCCCCAAACCCTCAAAACGAGCGAGTATGGACAAGGGACAGTATTGCAGCGTTTTACGCCGACAAGCGGCGCGGGGTGTTTAAGGGGCGGGAAGAAGAGGCCAGAGCCTTGGAAGTGGATATTCACGCAGCCGCAGGGGAGGGGCGGGTAAGAGGATAGTCTAAGAGGAGATTATTATGACTTATCCTATTGACTCAGGCTTAACCTCATATTCAGCAGCCTCTGGCCTTTCCGGCACGTATATCCCGGAGATATGGTCCGGTAAGCTCATTGAAAAGTTCTACAAGGCCACCGTGTTCGCCGCCATTTCCAACACGGATTACGAGGGTTAGAGATTTGGCTCTCGCTAAACCCCGTGAATTGCTGGGACACCCTTATAGCCCCCTATGCCACAACGTAACCGGTAACGGTAGGCGTGAAGGCTTGAAAAATAGTGGGATTGGGCAATCAGCAGCCAAGCCTCCTGGTGACAGGTTGAAGGTTCAGAGACTAGGTAAATTAGCCTTGGATAAAGGTGAAATACCCACGAGTGCGGGGCAATGTTTCTCTTGTAAATATATGCCTATGGTGATAAAATATTCTCCAAAAAAAGGAGGATATATAATGGTTTACACGAAGAATAAGTTTCAAATTTCAAAGGAATGCTTAGCAGAGGCGTATAACCAGCTTGGAAGCGCTCAAAAAGTTGCTGATAAGTTCGGCGTTTCTAAAAAATTAATCCTGAATCACATGAAAGAATTGAACATCAAACGTGCCGATACTAATAAAAACAAGGGTAAGAAACAGGCAAAGCGGATTCAGTTTTTTTCCGGTCAAGGATTAAATGGTGTTGAGATAGCTAAGAAGCTAAAAATCACTCCATCCACAGTTTACAGGATAGCCGCCCGGCACAATGTCAAGATAGTTGACAATTTCCATAAAGGCTTTTCCGTAAGTGCCAGTGGGTACAAGCTAATAAAGGTTGATGACCATCCTTTTGCGGATTCAAAAGGATATGTCAGGGAGCATCGGCTTGTTATGGAAGGGTTTTTAGACAGATTCCTTGAACCAGAGGAGTGCGTTCACCATATTGATGGGGACAAACTCAACAACTCGATTGAAAATTTAGAGCTTATGCTAATTGAAGGCCATGTAAAACTCCACCATACAGGCAAACAAGGCCGTGGGCCTGATAAGAAACCACGGAAAAAGCATTGAAGATATAGTCCGGTCTGTATGGAGACATGCAGGAGCTGGGGATAAACACTCCAGACGTAAACAAAATGGAAATCACCGCGTACGGCGACAAAGTTAACATCAGGACCGTTCCTGATATCACAATCAACGATTATGAGATTGGCCAGGACCTGAGCTATCAGCGGCCCACCTCTTCAAACGTTGAGCTGTTGATCAACAAAGGCAAGTATTATGCCTTCCATATCAACGATGTGGAGAAAAAGCAGGCGGACATCGAGTATGTATCCAGATGGGCGGAAGACGCCTCTGAGCAGATGAAGATTTCCGTTGACAGCGGCATCCTTGCAGACATCCCGAGCGACGCAGGATCAGACAACTACGGAGAAACCGCCGGGAAAATCTCTGGCAATATCGACCTTGGTACCACCGACTCGGATGGGTCCAGCGCTGTTGCCCTGTCCAGTTCAACGATTGTCGACAAAATGGTTGAGTGCGGCCAGGCGTTGACCGAGCAGGACGTTCCCCAGACCAACCGCTGGTTTGTTCTTCCTGCCTGGGCAGCCACCCGGATCAAGACATCTGAGCTTTCAGAAGCGTCTTACTCTGGGGACGGCGTGTCCATGCTCCGGAACGGGCGGATCGGGGTTATCGACAATTTTGAAATCTTTGTTTCCAACAACATTTCACCGACTGTCGAGGGTTCTGTCAGCTGCTTCAGCCTTGTTTTTGGTCACAAGTCCGCACTGACCTTCGCGTCTCAGCTGGTTGAAAACGAGATCATCCCCAACCCCAACGATTTTGGCCAGCTGTCCAGGGGGTTGCAGGTTTACGGATACAAAGTTGTCAAGGGCGAGTCCATGGGGCACCTGTATGCCAAAGCCGCATAGTCCATTCATTTAATTCCAGAGCCAGGGATTTTTTCCCTGGCTTACCAACACTCCATAGGAGGGAGTAAATATGGAAGGAAAATTAAGATACGTGAGAAAAATGACCGACACGGTTGCGCTTGCTGACTTTACAGACGGGGAAGACGCCACGGGGTACGTGGACCTGTCCGCGCTTCCGGCTGGGTCGATCGTACTTGGGTGGATGGCTGATATTACCACAGCCTTTGCCGGCACCACAGCCGCGACCATGCAGGTGGGTGTTGCTACTGATGTAAACCGGTTTTCAGCAGACACATCCAGCTCTGTTGTCGCAGCCGCCAAAAAAGCGTCTTTGGCTTTGGCGGTGGATGCTGGCAAGAGCATTGCGACCGCTATCACCCCGAGAGTCACTGTCACAGATACCAAGGGGGAGTCCCCTGACTTTGGCGATTTCACTGCCGGCGCCATGGAAGTGACCCTCTATTATATTGACACCAGAGAAGATTGATTTTCAAGGCCCGCTACCTTGACCACCGGGGCCGGTGTGAAAACCGGTCCCACCCCATTTTCAAAAGGAGATATGGATGGTTACTGAAAACAGGTTTTTAGAAAACCCTAAAACAGGCCAAAAGCTCAGATGGAACCCAGTGCTTGCCAAGCGTCCAGACTTAATTCCGTGCAATCCGCCCTGGGAAGACCAAGAGAAGGGGGCAGACGGTCCGGTCATGCAAGACCCGGCCCACCGGCCAACCGACGAGCCGCCCGCCGCCGCAACTCTTCCAGATCCGGTGCCGGATGAGACCCTGCTGTCAAAAGAAGAGGCGGCAAAGCGGGTCAAAGACTGGTTTGGCCGGGACGTTTCCCGGGTGACTGTCGCTGACATCAGAGTGCTTGCCGATGACAAGCAAGTTGAGCTCCCCGAGGAGAGACTGGGCAAGCTGGAATTGGTCACCCTCCTTGATGCCGGGTTAAAGGCCAAGGGAGAGTAATCCATGGCTATTACAGGGACAACACTGCTGGCCAACCTGGGAGACGTTTTACAGGATTCAACAGAAGCTGTTTGGGGCAATTTTGTCCGGGCCGGGTTTATAAACGAAGCGGTTAATCTGATTGTCCTGCTGCGGCCTGACGCGGTGTCCACGGCAGCCGAGTTTGACCTGGTCGCCAGCAGCCCAAAACAGGAGATCCCCTCCGACGGGCTGCGGTTCCTTGGAATCACCAGGAACGTTGACGGCAGGCCTGTCACAAGGGCAGACCGGGAGACAATGAACAGTGTGGTCCCGGCCTGGACGCTGCCGGCCACTGTCACGGGCATAGAGCATTTCATGTTTGACAAGGAAACCCCTCGCCTATTTTATGTGTATCCTGTCCCGGACACCGCAGTCACGGTCGAACTTGTTTATGCCCAGAGTCCAGAGACATTCACCCCGGCCACGTCGTTGCCACTGCCGGACCACTATCTTGCCCCTGTTATGGAGTATGCCCAATACCGGTGTTTTTCAATGAACTCAAAACGGATCAATCTAAACCGGGCCGCCACCCATTTAAACGCATTTTATAACGCCCTTGGGGTCAAAGGACAGAACGACGCCGTCCTTGCCCAGGTTCAGGAGGGGTAATACATGGACCGTTTCACAGACCTGCTCTTACCGTACCTGCCGGGGTGCCCGACAGCAATTATAAAGACCGAGGTTCTGCAAAGCGCTATCCGGTTTTGTGAGGATACCTGGATCTGGCAGCAGGACGCAGAAAAAACCATAGCCGGTGGGGAAGATGAGATTTCATTCACCCTGCCTGTGGGATCTAAGATGATCGGGGTCCAGATATTGATCAACGGATCTATCGTTAACTCTTATACCAAGGGAGAATCAAAAATTACCCTTGATGATGCGGTTGCCTCTTCAAAGTCGTTCCAGACAACCGTTTACCTGGCCCCGACCCGGGCGGCGTCTGATCTTCCTGACCTGCTTTACGACACCTGGTTTGAAGCTGTTGCCGCCGGGGCAAAGGTGCCGCTGATGATGATGCCCGGCCACCCCTGGCACAACCAGCGGGGGGCCATGGTTGAGCAGACAAAGTACCTGCATGAGATGGGCAGGGCCCGGCAGCAGGCCAGAAAAACCAACGACCAGACCGAATTAAGTGTTCTTCCGAGGCCGTTTATATGATTGATATTCGTCAGTTTTACGGAGTAATTCCCAAGCTGTCCGCCAGGTTGCTTCCAGAGGGATATGCGGCCCAGGCGTACAATTGCGATTTTAACTCCGGGGGCCTTCGATCTATCAAAGGGGTGTCATCGGTCCAGGACACCGAAGCAGACACCCAGACCATTTATAAGATGCAGTCCAGTTTTTTAGAGTGGGACGGCGTCGTTGATGTCGCAAAATCCCTGGTGGCCGACTCTGGCGACCGGGTGTTCTATACCGGGGCTGGATACCCAAAAGATACAAACGCCACCCTTGCTCTGTCGGGTTCCTCTCCTTTCCCGACATCTGCCCGCCGGTTGGGTATTCCAGCCCCATCAAACGCGTTGACAGTGACCCTGAACGGCACAGCGGGAGAAGACATAGAACATTCATCCTCTTATGTTTATACCCTGGTCGGCAAATGGGCAGACGGCAGCGCGGTTGAGTCTTCAATGTCAGAGCCGACAGCGGTGTTTGATGTTTATTCAGGGATCACCCCTCGGCTTACCGGGTTTACGGACGCAACAGCAGACGGGGCGTTTACCACGCACTTCAGGGTATACCGCCTTAACCCCGGGAACACAGGGGCAGAATACCAGTATGTGGACGAAATCGCAGTAACCGAAACCCAGTTTGACGACACGGTTACCGATGACGACCTCGGTGAGGTGCTGCCTTCCGAGTTATGGGATGCCCCGCCAGGCGATTTGTCCGGCCTTGTCGCCACGTCTCACGGTATCTTTGCCGGCGTTTCAGGGAATACCATATACCCGTCAGAGGTGTTTCATCCCTATGCGTTTCCATCAGACTATACCCTGGTCACAGAATCGGACATTGTCGGGCTCGAGTATACCGGGTCCATGATCATTGCCCTAACCAAAACGGTTCCCTACCTGCTGATTGGACAGGACCCAGCCACAATGGCCTTGCAAAGGCTGGGATATCAGCAGCCCTGTCTGTCTGCCCGGTCAATAGCCAACGTTCCAGGGGGTGTTATATACGCAAGCCCGGACGGGCTTTATTCTATCGGAGAGTCCGGCCAGGGGACCAACCTCACCCGGAAGATCGTCACAAGGGCCCAATGGAACGAATTGGGGCCTGAAGACCTGATTGGGGTCTACTATGATGATTCTTATTTTGGCTTTTTTGCCGGCACAACCGCCGGGTTCCAGCTGGACCTTGAGACCGGAGGATATGCACCGTTCACAATGACTGCCGCAGTGTACGGTGCTCACTACTGCCCTGATGACGACCTGCTATACCTTGTCATTGCCAAGGGCGAAGGCCGGGAAATCGTGTCATGGGGGTCTGGGGAGTCGGTCAGCAAAACATGGCGGTCAGGAGAATATACCGGCAACGGCATTTTTGAAGCCGGGTATGTGGGCGCTGATTTCTCAGTTGGAAGCGTGACGCTCAATGTTTACACCGACGGGTCGCTCAGCTTTACAACAACGGTTTCAAGCGACGACATTTTTTTTATACCAGGTCGGGACGGCGGGGTCCATCAGGTGGAAGTTACCGGCACAGTGGATGTAGACCGGGTTATTCTTGCCCACACATACGAAGAAGTTGCAAATAGGTTAATGAACAATGGCTGATCCTGTTATTCCAAATATCCCGGCATCCCTTCCGGCAGACCAGGCCGCTTTTTTTCAAAGCTTAAAGGCAAGCATTGAGTACCTGATGGGCCAAGGCCGGACCAGAGACGAGGACCGGGCGCTTCGGGTTCGTGAGCTGGTGAACATGGGGATTGAGGTGAACCAGTTTTTAAGGAGCACCGCCCAGAACCCTTATCCCATAGTTGCGACCGGCGGCTCATCAGCCGATGAAATCCCGGACCCGCCGACGGACCTGGTTGTCACCAAGGGGGCGTTTGCCCATTCGATTACCTGGGCAAACCCGGCAGACACCATTGTTTCGCATATTGAAGTCTGGGCGGCAATTGGCAGCCAGGATATTGTGGACGCCTTGATAGTCGGCATTGTGACAGTGACAGAGGATGCCCGGGGAAAACAGGGAATATTCGTTCACAGCGGGTTTGATCCTACGGCAGACATCACCTATTGGATACGCAGTATCAGTTACGGAGAAGTCTATTCAGAATGGCTGCCTACGCTCATCCTGGGGGGTATTACCGTTGAAGGGGATGATTCTATTTCAGAGACTATTGACGGAGTGGTAGATATTTTAAGGGGTGGTACTCCTGAATTATACACCCCCGACACAACATACCGGTTCAACGACAGATGCAGGGACTCTGACGGCAGGGTGTGGAAAAGCATCAGCCTTACCGCTTTTTCCGAGCAGTCCCCGCCCAACGCAACTTATTGGAAGCGGACCGGGATATTAATGACCGGGGATGTTGACGGCGTTCCAACTGTTGCCATTGACGGGAACCTCATGGTTGACGGAACAATCCTTGCCAGGCACCTTGCGGCTGATTCTATTCAGGCCACCCACATTGATACCAATGAAGTCTTTATCGGCATGACTATCCAGAGCAGCAACTATGTTCCAGGCGTGTCTGGCTGGAAAATAGACAAAGACGGCGCCATGGAGATCAATGGCGGGTCGATTACCGTGGCGGGTGGACTGGATTATTCTCAAATCACTGGAGATACCGCGCCCGATGACAATGCTGACGTGACCGCAGACAACACAGCCGCAGGTATTGAGAACCAAGGGGCCTTGGCAGTGCTTGATGAAATCGGCCTTTCTCTTTTAGATGAGACAGTCATTACCTCCGGCGCGATTAAGACCGGATTGGTCACAGCGTACACTATCGGGGCCAACGAGGTCATCGCCAATACGGCCAATATCAAAAACGGCATTATTACCAATGCAAAGATAGGGGATGCCGCCATTACCAATGCAAAGATAGGGGCCGCCGCTGTCGATACGTTGGAATTGGCCGGCCAGGCTGTTATCATACCTGTTTCATCCTATACCGATGGAGATATTTCACTCCCCACCTGGCCGAGCTCGACCACAGTGCAAACGGCAACTATAACATCTACAGGTGCACCTATCTCAATCTTTGCGTATTTCTATGCAATTAGGGGTGCGCTTGGTTGGATTGAGAGGAACGGTGTTGAAGTGGGTGGTCTATTAAGGGCACCTACATCAGCCCCTAGCTCTGCCGTAAACTATGTAGATACACCAGGCATTGGAACGCATACCTATAGGATAAGGGCCTCAGGGGATCTTTCGGGGAGCACGGTCCGCAATAGAACCTTAACATTGTTGGAGACAAAACGATGATTAAAAAATACAGCGTCTTCAACGCTGACGGGCAAATAGTGAGGCGTGTGTCTTGTGATCATACTGCTGCCGTAGACCAGCTTGGCGACGATGAGTTTCTTGTCGAAGGCGATTATGATGACACGAAATTCAAGGTCGTTGGGTCAGAAGCTGTCGAGTATTCACAAGCCGAACTTGACGATACTCTATACTCTCAGCGCGCAAACACCATCCCTCCGCTTGACGAAGTGCCTGATTCCGATGCCGAGTTTGATGCGTATTTGTCAGATTATTTTCTTGGCAGGAAGAACATTACCCAATGGAGGATTGACAATTATGATGTCTTACGAAAGGCAGTGTACCCGGATTATCGTGAATACCTTGACGCTGTTGTAAAAAAATCCAGCCCGGACAGCGCTGTTCGTGCGGCTGGCCAATCTCAACTGGACCAATACCAGGCGGATTGCCTGGCGGTAAAAACCAGGTTCCCCAAGGAGTAAGATGAACGAATATTGTTTAATGCCGTACACTGAAAGAGATGGAATCAGGACTGCCGCAGACTCCGATATCAAGCGGTTGTTTGAAAGAACAGAGCAAGATGGTCTTGTTCCAGTCGTTTTTTACGAAGGGACAATCAAAAACAAGGAGCAGTTCCTGGCGTTGGCAAGAAGCCCCAGCACCTGCTTTTTCCTCCTGATGAAAGGCGTTGTGACTGTCGGGTACATGTGGCTGAACCGGATGGAAAACCGGACAGTAAGGCAACACTTTTGTGTGTTTAAGGAATATTGGGGAGAGTCTGTCGAGTTGGGGCGGTACGGGCTAAAAACCGTTATGAACATGCAAGACCGTGATGGCAGTTATCTGTTCGACCTTTTAACCGGTTATGTGCCGGCGTGGAATGAACGGGCAATCAAGTTCGCGTTAAAATGCGGGGGCAAGACACACGGGAAAATCCCCTTTGCTGTCTTTAATAAGGAGAAAGGCAGAAGCGAAGACGCAGTATTTATTTATTATACGAGGGGGGAACAATGATTGATCGTATATCTCTTGACCCAAACGTTCCTGGATTTGAAGCGGTTAACCCTTTAAAGTCCCGGCTTATTTATTTTAAAGGCGGCGGTAGCGGTAGTGACAACGTTGACGAGGCCTACAACAGAAGAATGGCGACTATTGCCGAGGCCCAGCAGGATATGGCTGAGGATTATTATTCCCATTGGGAAAGAAATTTAAAGTCCATGGAAATAGAACAGGCTGAGGCGAACCGGGAGCTTATCCCATACGAAACAGAGTTGGCAAAATCACAGGCGCAATCAGAAACTGCCCTGATGCCATATGCCACATCTGCTGCGCAAGCCGGGTATGAGTCAGATATCGCCCTTGCCCCGGCAAGCACAGAATACCAATTAAAGGCCATGGAGGATGCTGGCGTTGCTATCCAAGAAAAAGCCCCTGTTAGGACGTCTTTTTACCAAGAAGCTCTGGATGGAGTGGATGTGGAGTCCAGGGCGAACAAGGCGGCAGCCGATGCCGCTCAAGCCTTTATGAACACCGGAAGCGCAACCAACCGGTCTGCCGCCCGCATGGGAATCAACCCAAGTTCAGGGCGGTTTGCGTCTGCGATGAAAAAAAACAGCCTGAACCAGGCCAAGGCCATAGGGTCGGCAAAGACACAGGCAAGAACCGGGGCTGAACAAGAAAACTTTGGGCGGCTTGCCACCGCAATGAACTATTAGGAGGCGGTATGTACACCATTCAAAATCCGATTGAAAAGGCAATGGGCGGCATGAACCAGGCGGCAGCAACCTATGGGAAAATGGATAAGAAAAAACCTGAACCCAAACAAGACCCGTTGGCCCCTGTAAAGGCAGCCGTGCAGATTGGGAAGGGAGCGTACCAGGTCAACTCTATCTATGAAGACTGGAAGGCTGAAAACGCAGAGGCCTTGAAAGCGGAGGAGGCTGAGTCTTTGACGGCCGAGAACACCGAGTCGCTGGACGAGGATTTTTGGTCCAGAGACAACACTGCTAATATACCTGATGGTGATGCTCCGATCGAGAACACCCCACCGCCTAACGAGGCCAACGCCATGTACAATAAGAAAGGGGTGTTGAATATCGAGAACACCCCACCGCCTAACGAGGTTATGACAACACCAAACACAACCCCGAACGGTGCAACGGCGAATCCGTCCCTCACGAACAACCCGTCCCTTATGAACAACCCGTCTTTAAGCAAAGCCGGGGTTAACGCCACTCTGCCCCAAGGGGGAGGAAAAGGGCCGGTAACGCCTGGACAGACAAAGCCTGGTCAAGCCAGTTCAGCCCCGGTTCAGACAGGTGCAACAGACCCGGCAACCGGAGCGGCGCAGATGACTGTCCCAGAGAGTGCCGCTGGAGGGGAGGCAGCGGCAGAAACAGCAATGGCGGCAGATGGTATGGGAAGCGCCGGGGGGATGGCTGAGGCTTCAATCGGAGCAGAAACCGCCATGGCCACAGAAGGGGCAACCGCCGGCGCGGCAGTCGCCGAAGGGGCAGCAGCCGGCGCGGCAGCGGCAGAGACGGCAGCGGCCGGCACAGCAGCCGCAGAGGCCGCAATGGCAGGGACAGCGGCAGCGGAGGGGGCGGCAGCAACCGCCGGGACCGCTGCCGCGAGTGGTTCTGTGGCCGGCCCGGTCGGGGCTGTTGTTGCAGGAATTGGCGCTTTGTTACTCGCATAGGAGGGTATTATGGATTGGGATGCTGCATACGACACAGCCAAGGGGTTTGCATACGCCACGCAAGGCCTGACAGACATTAATAATATGAGGCGTCAAAACAACCTGTATCGTCAAAATCAGGAGGATCGGGCAGAAGAAAAGCGGTTTCAGTCAAACGTTGACGCCAATATGGGGGTCTTGTCAAGCTCGATGGACAAGGGGCGGCAGAAATCCGCCATGGTTGGAACCCACACAGCCCAGGCTGAGGCCAGACGCCGCCACGCCGTTGATCTTAGTAACCAGGAGACGATTCGCAACGATGCTAAGGAAAAGAAGATCAACCAGGCGTATAAACACATCTTGAGTGATTTATCAAAGAACGGGCGGAACTTTCAGCAGGACAGGGGGGATTATGATGTAGACATCTACAACGAAGCCCTGAACAAGGCCACCACCGCCTACACTAAAACAGAGCAGGGGAAAGCGATTTTGGCCGAAACCAGAAAAGCGGCCCACGCCAAAAACTGGGAAACATTTTCAAAATACCAAACCGCTATTATGGCCTCTGACCAGAGCGGCGACAAGCAAAGGACGGTCAACCTGGTTGAACAAATGACGGTTGACGCCCCTATGCCGTACTCTCTTAAATGGAACGAGCAGGAGCAGGGGTTTGATAAACTGTTCAGGCACAGCGGGACCGATACCTGGAAAAAAACAGGCACGGTTTCAATGGACCAGGCGATAAAGCTGATCAATACAACAGGCCGCAGGCAATTTGCCATAATGGAGTTTACCGCAAAAGAGGCAACCCGGCAGTGGAACAACGACGCATGGCTGCCAGCTGGGCAAGAAGGAGCCAACGGACAGACTGGTAGAACTCAGATTTTTAAAAAAGACGGGAAAGCGTACCATATCACTCCCCAGAAAAATCCAGATCGGCCCAACTCAGTTCTTTACTACGTGACAGCCGACGATAACACCCAGCAGGTGTTTCAATCCCAGGCGGATTTGATGAAGGCCGGGTTCCGGTTTGAAGACTTGGCCCGGGAAAACGACCTGGCAAGCCTTGAAACAAGGAAGGCCCTTAAAGGCAAGTATGACGCCCAAGCCATGGCGGCGGGCCACAAAAAAGAATCCGCGTCCAGAAAGGCAAGCCTGGATTTTTACAGCAAACAGTTAAAAGAGTCTTTGGCCCCGTTTAAGACCGGGTCCGGCGGGCTTGGCATGTCCTTTAATGAGGCTGGGGAACCGGTCTTCAAAGACGGTGGGGCCGCATTCACAAAATCACAGGAGTTCTTTCACGACCACAAATACGACTGGCAAAAGCTGGGGCCGCAGGACCAGACAAAGTTCCATGGAGCGGCTACTGCCGACGCCCTGTATAAGACAATGCTGACGATTGGAAGGGAAGCTCCCCAATCCGCCCAGGCGGCCCCGGGCGGAGATGGCGCCCCTGTCCAGGCAAAGGCGATGTCTCTTGATGAGATAAGGACAGCCGGGGGCCGGCGGGACAAGGGTGGCAACTGGTATGTCCCGGCTGGTAAGGGGAAGTGGCAAAAAGTCACAACCCTGCCAGCTGACGAGCTCAAGGCATCTCATGAAGTGGGGCGGGCGGCTATGGGAGGGTCAGAGTCGGTGGCTGATCCTGCCGACACAACGCCAGGAGAGCAACCTGCCCGCCAAACACCCGGCCAAGAAAAAGCAGGCAACCCGGCCACAGCAGACCTCCCCCCGGATCCGAAGGAGTGGCAGGTCAGGTACGTCAATACTGCCCTGAACAAGGGGAAATACGTCATCGCCGACACCAACGGGAACGAGAGGGATATGACGGACGAAGAGATGCAATCCTATCTGGCCGCGATTAAAGGGCCGCAAGGAGACGTCTATGACCCCTTGGCGGCTATGAATCGGGCTGTAAACGACTTCCACAACTATCAGAGACAAACCGCTTCCGGTGGCCAGAGCGCCCCCCGTACCGCACAGAAATAAATCCAACGGAGAGATAACGATGTCCCAGGTTTATGATGAGTCCCAGATAGAGTGGGCGGATGTACCCGCCGCTGAACCTCAATACTTTAACGAAGATGAGATAGATTGGGCGCAGGAACAACCCACCGGAGCAATGGGGGCTTTGAGGGGCGGTGTTCAAAACACCTTCCGTAATTTATCCACGGCAGCTGACGTGGTTACCGGCGATGATGCCGGAGTTGCAGACACAGCACGACAAACCATGGCAGACCCAAACGCGACGCCTGGAATGGAAGCGTTCAGGGCACAGTTGTCCCAGTATGGCGACCCTGATGGGGTATGGGGCGCCATAAAGAACGTAGCACGGGCCGCATGGAACGAGCCCAAGGGGGCAGCACACGAAACCCTGGCGCAGTTGCCGAACTCCGGCGTTATCCTTGGTGCCATGGGGTCTGGCGCGGCCATTGGCACCATGCTTGGTGGGCCGATCGGAGGTATTGCCGGCGGTATTGGCGGTCTTTTCTTGGGGAACAGCTCTATTGAGACCGGAGCAGCGGCAACAGAGATGGCCATGAAGGGAGACTATGATCGTGGCGAGGCCCTTGAAAGTGGCATGATTAAGGGTGGAGCGGTCACCGCAGTTGACTCTCTGACCATGGGCATGACCAAGTGGTTGACCGGGACGGCGGGCAGGGCCACTATGAAGGCTGTTGAAAATACCCTGATCAAACGCGGGGTAGATATAGCTGATGACGCAGCGGTTAAGGCCGCCCTTGCCAATGGCAAGATTTTAAGAGAGGCCACCAGCGCAGGTAGGACGGCTGCGGTCAATGCAGCATCTTTCGCTGGCGAAGTCGTCGGAGAGGGCGCAGGGGAATATCTTGGCAGCAGCCTTGCCCCCGGTCTTGACGCCGACTTGACAGACGCCGTGCTTGAGTCTTTCATGTCAATGCCGCAGAGCGTTGTTGATGTTGGTATCGGTAAGTCGCTTAACCTTCTTGACAAAAAGCCGGCTGCCAAACCTGTATCTGAGTCTGATCCTTTTCAAGCCGGACTCAAAGACTCTCCGGACACAGCTTTTGCAGATGTGAGCCCGTTCCCTCATCAAGAGGGTGTAAGGTTTTCGGATCATGTTGATTATGACGGCGAGGCTATGGAGCAGAGTATAATGGCGCAGAGGAATGCCCCCCCACCTGCATCAAAAGACTCGTCCATGCCTATTCAAGAAATGGCGCAAGACCGGTATGCAGAGAACCAGGCCCAGATAAACCGGATGGAAGCCCCGCCTGATTATGATGTTAACCAAAGCCAGGACTTGCTTTCCAAAAATGTGGACGAGTTCCGTCGGCAAAAGAGCATCGAGCAGTCTGAGTCGGCCTTGAACCAAAGACAGCAGGCCATGGGCCAGCCCGACCAGCCGGTAATGCAACGGGCCCTTGAGGGCCAACCGGACGAATCCGGGATGGTCAATACACTGCCCGGAGAGATGCCGGCGTTTCAACGCGGG